AGACTTGATGTGCAACGACCAAAGGCGATATGAAACGAAAAAAGGCCAGCGCTTTTGACGCTGACCTTTTAGTTTTTCGATGTGAAACCCGACTAATTACTTTGATGGTAAGCTAGGGGGGGGGGGGTATCTGAGTCGTTTATCGTATACCCATTAGTACCACTGGCGATGAGTACTTTTCGCTTTACTAAATTCGACAAAAGGACGCGAACGGTTCCGGCTTCGCACGTGCCGTCAGGATAAGATGCGTCGTGAACGCTCATCAGCGAAACGATTGCCGTCTGTTTCATTCCGGGATTCTTTTCGACCTCGTTCACTATTCGCAATTCTGCGTCTGAGAAATCCATCCAGGACATTTTTTGTGCCCTCCTTTTTGTCTTAACAGCAAGAACTCTACTATCTTTATAGCACAGTTCTCCATTATCTCCTACATTATAAGTCAAATATTCCTTTAAGGCTTTTTCGGCTGCCCTATCAAGTGCCGCTTCCAGTATCAGGCTCATGAGCGATGTCCTTTTTTAGTTAATAATTTTCCCGACGCTGAGAACAAAATAAATTAAAAAACATTGAACGCAATAAAAAACTCTTTAAATATTTTAAATAATTTTTGGCCTGTTTTACAGTCTCGCTACGCTCCTCGCTAAATCATCCCTTTTTTCAGCATAAATCTGCGTTGCGTCGAGCGTCGAGTGCCCTAAAACGGCCTGCGCTCCCTCAAGTCCATGAGTCCTGCGAACCTGCGTCGCAACAGTATGACGGATCTGGAGCGGTGTCCAAGGCGTCATCGGTTCTCGTTTAGCGCTGGTGTATTTATATTTCTTCTTGAGGTCTGTTCGCGCTCCTGCTTCCCGACTGATTCTTCCGTCGTTGTATCGCTCTTGAGCATTTTCAATCGCTCGAGCATAAGCGTCTGGAGAAATCATTCCAGAATATCCAGCATGACGACCCACCCCTCGATGACACCAAACTGCGTCTTCCTTCCAGAGAGGTTTTCTCACGCTCCTCATGAGCTCGATGAGATCGCTCTTAAGATAAACTTTTCGGTCATCTCCTCGATGGGAGTTCTTGTGCTCGCTCGGTGAATAGCACCAGAGACCGGGCTCGACCTCAGTGATCTCGCTCCACCTCATTGAGCATAGCTCCTTTACCCTCATGCCCGTGGCGATGTGAACTTTAAGAACCGCTTGATAGAGCGGCTTAAGATGAGGCATGATGAGCGAGAAATAATGAAGCGGTACTGGGGTGATCTTCTCGGGCGATCTTAGAGAAGGAGCTGTTCGCCAGTTGAGTGCGCTTACGCAGGCGAGTGCCTGATATATCTCGACCGGAACGAGCTTCCATTCGACGCCCAATTTAAACATCATTCTAATTTTGGTGATCGCTCCATTGACAGAACTGATGCAAAGCTTTTTTCTCGGTGCTCCCTCAGACTTCGGCATAATGTCTCTGTTCACAATCCCTGCCCTGACTGCGAGGAGCGTGGAAGTATCAAAGTCTTTTATTTTCATTTCGAGATAAAGGTCGAGCTCCCGAAGGGCAGACTTAATCACTCCCAACTGAGAGGTCGGTTTCCCCGTGATCGGGTCGCGGTAATAGGAGATAGCGTGCTTAATAAATGCGTTGACGAGATCGGCGACGACGGGCTCGTTCTCAGTAGGGAGCCTCGGCATGACCTCTTCGGTAAGGAGATCAGCGCACCAGCGAAGATAACTCTGCTTAGTAGTTGCGAGCCCCCACTGACCGTGATAAGTGGTTTTTCGGGTGTTCGGGTCGACGCTGTAACCTAGGTTCTTGTGCTTATGATGGAGCAGTCCAGGAACCTTTTTCTTTTTAGCCATGTTTTAACTCCAGCAGCGAGGCGCAAAAGTAGCACCACATGCGGAGAATGTTAGCAAAAGTAGTACGATGTTGTACAGTACTACTTTTTATTTCCGTCACTTTTCTCAAAAACAAGGTCGGGGATACAGGATTTGAACCTGCGACCTCTTCCACCCCAACCCGCACTAAGGAATAGCGTTAAAGCCCGCTGCTGATAGCGTATTATCGACAGTAAAATTCCCGATTCTATTAAATTTCTTACGCATTATTATGCGGAAATACGCATATTTTCTAAAGTTTTGTAGTACCAGTTTTGGGCTCCTCAAACCCTAGGAAAACCCTCCGCAGAAGGTAGCCTCGCACCAGTGATGCGAGCGTAAAAACGACGCTCATCACGAGGTTTTGTGAGGTGGTAGTTTCGATCGACATTAGTGAAAAAAGAGAAATCTGGAGCACTAGGGAGAGCAGGAAACCCGCCCCTGTGTTTGCAGCTGACTCGATGAGAGACATCGAGCGAGATTGCTTACTCATCGGGGTCGAGTTCCGGAACTGAGAAGATTTCACTCGGCTCATTATGCCATCCGCCATTCCTGCTACGTTTGGGCGTGATCGTGTCGAGCTCCTTCGGAATTATGCAATCGTGCTCATGGTAGAGCGTCTCGCATCGAGCGTGGCGTGCCATCATGACTCGGATCTTTTCCTCTGTTCCTGGGCGAGCCATTGTCGGGGTCAGTGGAGGCACTCGCATCGAGTCTCGCCTGTCCTCCTCCTCAGCGATAACGCACCCCAGAGACGCCTTCAGAAAGGGTGTGTCTGCTCCCCGCTTTCGATAGCAGTCACAGCAGAGCTGGCGAGCCTCATGAGGCTTTCGCTCTCCGCATGAGATGCAGGTGATGAGCCTTCGAGGAATGCGATCATAGCATTTAATGCAGAGACCTTTTGCTCGATGTGGTTTTATTTTTCCGCATCCTGCGCAGGTGATCTCAGCCATCATTTTTACCTCTTGGCTTAGGCGGGATTTCATAGGGATCGGTTCCGCGACCTCTCCTAATCTTTTTTAGTTTCACTTGAAATCGTGGGTCGCTAAGATCGACGAAATTGTCGTCGAGGCTTTCAAAGCATTTTTTGCTCGATCCGTGTCTCGCATATTCGATGACGAACTGCTGCACGAGGAGAGGCATCAAGCTGTTGACGTAGTCTGAGTCGACACCAAACGTGACGACGATACGTCGCAGCATAAGGGTGCGAAGATCTTCAGGGTCGGAGGCTTTCGCTCCGTTGTCTCTGTCGACATAAATCTGCTCGAGGTGTTTTAGCCAGGGATCTTCTTCCATGTGCGTTCCCTCTCTAGAGAGCGAGACTCCCGAGGAGCCAGAGGAGGAGCTTAGCGAGCTTGAGGAAAGGTCGATCGGCGTAGCAATGGCACGAACCGAACATGGTAAGCCATAAGCACCAGCCGACGAGCGCTCCAGTGATGATCTGATGCGCGTTCATTTCGCCTTAAGTTCGAAGCGTGATTTTATGTAGGCCAGCGCCGTCGATCCTGAGATTATCATGGAGAATGCGGCAGTTACCATCGTCGTGAGCGAGTCGGTAAGCGTTGCGCTTTCTGTGCGATTTATGAGCCCGAGAACTACTGTGAGCGAAACTGCCTGCACGACGAGAGTCGTCCAGAATTCTGAGGTTTTCCATCCCGCTTTAAGTCCGTCCATGTTAGCCTCCTGTTATTCGTTCATCATCGCTCAGGATTTCCAAAAATAAAGCGCCGTGTAAAAACTTTCTTCTAAGCCTTTTTCTTTCTAGGCTTTACAGTTTTGCGCTTTAAAGTTTCCACTTTTACCTCTGGAGCTTTTGAAGCAAACATCGCTCCCCATGCTCTTACTAGAGATGCGAGAACTGGAAAACCAGCGACCGTGAGACCACCAGCGATAAGCATCACCAGCAGTGCGATCGTGCTGCTTCCAGTGCCGGGGAGCGATGGCGTCGGCAGGATCGGAGCAGGCTTTCGAAGATCTGCGTCACGTTTCGGGTCATAGTCTGGGCGAACTTTTCGCAGTGCGTCGGCGAGGGCTTTTGCTCCTCCATCGTAATCGCCTTGAGAATGCAGCACCTTTCCTGCGCCTCGTGAATCTGGGCCTCCCTGCACGATAATTCGAGGAGATCCCGGAAGCAGGCCGATATCCTTAACAGCCCACGAATCGGGCCTATACGACTGAACCAGCATGGTTTCTGCGAAAGCTTTTAATGCGGGATCGCTTTCGAGATCTGTGATCACTGACTTACATTCGGACGCTGTGCCGATTACAGTTAGACGCAATTTCTCTCTGTCGTCGATGAGGTCTTTTCCAGTTCCTTCGATGGCGCTGTAAGCCTGCTTCCGTGTAACCTCTCGACCTCCGAGCCAAAACTTCTCGACGCCTGAATCGATGCGACTGCGATCGAGCCCGAAGTTCTGTTCCTTCTGCTCGATGATCTTTGCGAGATGAGTCTCAGGAGGTGCAATCGGAGCGAGCTCCTGGTCTGCTCCCCAGTTCCCATCAGGCAAAAGCTCTCGATAGCATTGACGAGCTCTGATCCAGACTCCGCGCTGATGTGCTCCGCTGTAAAGTGCGACCTGATCCGCGTCGATGATTCTCCACTCATAAGGCACTGCGACCGCAGCGCACCCGAGCGCACCCCATTTCTGACCATAGGCTTTGACAGGTTCAGTCTCATTCACTGGCAGCGGAGGAGGAGGAGGAGCGAGAAGAACTACTGCCCACCCACCACCACCAGAAATCCAGCGCTTTCGAAATTCTGCGGGGCTCATCCATTCGTATTTATTTTCACCAGGGAAATTATTATCGAGGATCGCTGCCCATTTTTCTGTGAGATGCGCGGCGTTCACCATATGCGCAATTTTTCCTGAGTATCTCGGAGAGTATCCATAAGTGACCGAGGGCATTCTTCCCGTGGTCAGAGCGAGTTTAATGAGCGAAGGATCGCTCCCCTCATACTGAAGATATTGAGCGCCGTCGCAGTATTTTGAAAGCATCTTCTCGACCTTCGAAGGATAACCTCCTCCGAGTTCTTGAGTCATCTTTTTTTGAAGTCCGAGAATCGAATCGACGTTCTGCCATCGTCCTGCGTGCTCAATGCTGGTGAATACGCAGAGGCCTGCGCCGTCTCTTCCCCCGGTGTTTTTCATCTGCTGCGATCCGGGAAGATCGATCTGAATCTCTTCCGACCCATCGGGAGAAGTGCGACCACCCTCGACAGAGCTTGCTTCGATCTGAGAGAAAAACAGGAGGTAAAGGAAGAGGTTCATCATAAGCCTTTCGGGTTAAGCCTGAGCGTCAAAATATGTTTTTAAAAGTCGTTTTAACTGAGTCACTTTCTGCGCTATCTCTGTAGAGTCAGCGAAAAAATCATTTTCATTAAGCGTCTTCTTTTTATTGCGATTAATGAACGTTACAGTAAAGCCTGCTGCGTTCGTGTCGCTTTGTACTGTTTCGCTGATCAGTATTTCCATAATTTCACCTTAAGTTTTTATGATAAAATTGAGACCGATAGACGGTTGAAAATTGCTTATCCCTGTCGGTGATGCTGTGCCCACTGTGTGCGTATGTTCTGTGCTTGTGGCGGTAACTGGGCTAATGCCTGCACTATCGTTGCCTCTGACATATGTTGATGCTGTAAGACCGCCAGACGAAACACCAGGGTCATAAATATAAATTGGTTTAGTCGCACTATGGGTATGACTTGCGTTTGCACTCATATTACCAGTCGAAAAAGACTGAATGTTACTGCTACTTACCGTGTGTGTTTCAGTTCCGATTGTGCCACCGAGAGTTCGAGCTGTTGCTCCGGAATAAGTTCCAGTACCGACTGCCGACGGAACACGACCTCTCATGTCGGGCAGGGCGAAGGTGGTGCTCCCATCTCCTGCGCCAAATGTTGTACCGATGGCAGTAAAAAGTGCGCTGTAAGTCGTTCGGGAAATAATGTCCCCGTTAGCTAAAAGCCAACCACTAGGGGATGTTGTCGTGACGACTCCTGCGGATGCGCTTTGTGTTATCGCTCCCGCAAACATCTGCATTGATCCTGATGGAAGAGTCGTTCCTGACGAGACTGTGCCCCATGAAGTGTCTGTTCCATTCGTGGTCAGATATTTTCCGCTGTTACTCGTCTGAGATGGAAGAATGGCATTCGCTGCTGCGTTTGCAGATGTCGCTCCAGTTCCTCCGGAAGCGACGGCGAGCGTTCCAGTGTGGTCGCTGCGTGCTAAAGATGAGACTAGAACATTTGCGTTCCCGGCAGCGTTCCCGATCCATATTTTCCCATCAGTCGCATTAATGCCGATCTCTCCACTTGTAAGCGATGGAGTGTTCGTCGTTGTATAGCTGCGTTTTGGCTTAATCGGATTAGGCACTAAAACGTACCCCCATCGACGGTGCTGCTCGAAGAAAGATAATCAGTTCCAGCAGTCGCTGCGGTGAGAGATGAACCAGACTTTTTAAAGATCGCTCCGTCGCTCGCTGCGGAAAGATCGCCACCAGTACCACCTTTCGAAAGTCCGATCGCCGTGGCGCTCCATGTTCCTGTGGTCACTGTGCCGAGGGTCGTGATAGAAGACTGCCCCACCCACGTCGACTTGATCGTCAGGTTTCCTGATCCATCGGTCGTGATACTGGTTCCATCAGTTCCGACATTCAGAGTCGTTCCTGAAAAGCTCAGCGCAGTTCCTGCGGTGATTGCTCCGGAGGAAGAAAACATCGTGAAAGTTAAAGACGTCGAGCCCAGGGTGATCGGGTTCGCTGTCGTTAAAACGTAACCTCGACCGCCGTTCGTCGTTCCCTCTTCTACGAAAGTAAAAGCTCCCGAATTAAACTCGGTGCTGGTGTCGCTGTCGGAGCTCCGCGTCCATGACCCTGCTGCGACGTCATAAATGCCGTTATTTGCTCCAGTCGTCTGATTCTTAACCAGAACTCGATCGCCTGCAATAACTGCGACGCCGTCGATCGTCTGTGTTCCTGAGAGCGTAATATTAGCAGTCGTAGAAACTCGGCAGGAGGCTTTCACATCTAGTCCGCTTCGAGCAGCGTCGACGTAAGCTTTCGTAGCCGCGTCTTGCGCGGAGGTCGGGTCGGAAAGATTCGTGATTTTGTTAGAGTTCATTGACACAGCAGAAGTCGGAACTGCGAACTCATCGAGCCTCTTTCCGGTCACATAACTGCTGATTCCAGTTCCAGAGACGGAACCAGTGAGAACGACCGCGCTCGTGAAAGTGTTCGTCGTTCCGCTCCAAGTCTGCGTTCCTGTGAGCGATCCTGTCATCCCTGGGCCAAATGCTGCGACGACGCTTGAAGCGGCTCCTGATCCTGCGTCGCCGTAACCATAGTATGCAGTCCATGCGGTTGAACCGCCCACCTCATTTATTGCGATTTCTCCATTTGATAATGATGCAGGAGCTCCAGATGATCCCGAGGATGCTCGTCGCTTTAATCTAATAGTATTCGCCATGATTTAAATTTCCTTAAAAGTTTCCGCCATCGATCTGATTCGTGTTAGTCCAGGTCGAAAGACCGCTTGAGAATTTTAATATGTCGCCATCCGCAGGACTTATCGTGAGGACATCCGTCAGGTCGTCGAGGTATGCAGGAGCTCCTCCGGGGTCGCCCTTCGCTCCCGGTTCTCCCTGTTTTCCGGTAAGTCCTCGACCATCATAAATCGTGATCGTCGATGTCGTTTCTGCGATCTCGATCACTGGGGTCGAATCGCTGATCGTCACCGCTGCGGAAGGGTTCGAAATCGTGATCGTATTAGCGACCTGCGAAACTGTTACGAGTCCTGCATCGTCGGTGACTACTAACAAATCAGGCACGCGTCACCTCCGCTTTCACTGTGAAACTGCCTTCGATGAGTCTGATCACTACTCCATCGTTATAGAGCTCGAGGTCGTAAACATATTTTCCCGGAGTCATCGCCTCCATCGTGCTCGCATCGACATCGATGTCAATCGTTCCAGCAGCTCCTCCGAGCGTGATCCTGCCGTTCTCCGTTGTAGCTGTGAGAAGAACTGTCGCACTAGCTGCACTCGGTCGCACTTGCATCGCCGCTGTATAGCCTGTGAGATCCGTTGCGACATCATTTGCGTCGGTGTAAAGGATGGTGCGCTGGAGGGTTGCGCCCTGTTCCGCGAGGAAATTGTATAAGCCCGCTGGCATAGTCATGACCTCCCAAAAAAAGAATATTATCGAGAGTAACTCTGTTATGTAATGAAGGCAAATCGCTCGCACTTAGGCATAATTCGGGGTGTGCCCCCACCCTGCGACTGTGAAAGACTCATCAAGAGTGATGCCGTAACGATCTGCAATCTTTTGGTACTCTTCGCGGGGTGCGGAACAGTGCCAAACGACTCCCGGATCACGAACGGTGCGCCGTTCCTGAAAAAGATCCCATCGCCAGAAATCTGACTCGATTTTCTCCATCGCCTGCATCACGATCGACTCGGCAGCCATTCGTTGCGTTGGCCTCGGTCTCATATGAAGAAGCACGTCTTGTCGATGCCATTTTTTAACATCGAATAAAATCGCCTCAGTTCGAAGCGGGAGTCGATGCGGGCCTTCGAAGCAAGACTGACATCCAGTCGCAAATCCGCTCGCCAGAAGCTTCTCTGCGCTTTCCTCCAGCCAGCATGGAACATCGATAAGAAGTCTCTGCGAAAGTTTACACACCACATCGAGCCCTTGCATTTTGCCCCACTGGATACCGAGATAGTAGCAGGCGAGATCGCCCCCCACATGACCGAGCCGATCGGGAGAGCACCAGAGCGCAACGTCGTTATCTTCCACGATCTTGAGAAGGTCAGTGAAATGTGAATCATAGTCGGGGAAGTCGGAGCTCCCCGGAGAGCAGTCGTCCGATACGAGGATCGGAGTCTCTGACCCGTTGCACTCTCGGATTAGTTTAATCTGAGTCTCGATAAGGCGAGGGTAGTTATAGCTCCCGATTATTACACCGGCACGCATGGTGTATCCTCCTCGTATTCAGAGCATTTCAAGCACGATCGAATTGAATCGGAGCTCGGGCCTGTCCTGCACGTTCCGTGTTTCTCGCACTGGCGAATCCACTTCGAGGGGCAGTTACACAAGCCACGGTCGATCACTTTCCCGAGGTTCATACAGTTATCACGTCGGGTGATCTTTACGGATTTAATGCCGCTGAGTTTCTGGACGCTAAAGAGTTTTTGGTAGCGCTCATCGTAGGTGGCGAGCCAGCACAATCGGCACTGATCTGCTGACCAGTCGGGCGAGGTTACACGATTGCAGTCGCAGGGGCGTTTCATTCGGTGATGATCCAGTCCATCGTATAATTGAAAAGCTGATATGAGTAATTATAAATTCCAGTGCTATATGTTGCGCCGCTGTCATTACTGTACCGCAATCTCCAGTTAGCTAACCCGGTAAACGTGTTTCCGGTTGGAGCAATAAAAGAACCGCATGGAAAGCAGACGGTTCCACTGGTGCCAGATACTAATAAAGGGTTACAGCTACTGACCTGCCCCGATGATTCTTGACCGGGCAGTCCATTTAGCATCTGAATCATGCGTGTCATTCCTGTCCTTTCAATACGCTCGATAAAATATGGATAATATGGAATGTCGTTTTCTCCTGCGGCTCGCCACCAACTTAAGTTTACAGTGTAATGGTTAGAATCACACTGAACAGCAATGTCTGCGTAATACTGAGTGTTATTTACTTTTATGACTTCATATTTTTCACGATAAGTTCCTGCAACGACTTCTGGTGGATTTTTGGCGTTTATGTTTACGGTCATTGGGACTGCTCTTGCAGTCACATTATACAGGGGGTAATTAAAACTATCATTGACCGTCGGGTCGAGCCCTGCACTGGCTAAATCTGTCATATTATTACCAAACGATCCGTAGTTAAATCCCGGTGGTGTACTAGACGAAACCAAATCAATTCTTGGGAGAGTAGCGGAAAAAGGCTCGATACTAAAATCTAGGTAAGGGTTACCGATCATCGTGTAACCGGGGTTGTTTTCTGGCGCTGGTAAAAGCTTAAAATTATAAAAGTGGATGTGGATAGAATCCTTTTCCGCTGCGGTCAACTCACTGGTACAGCATCTCCCAAGGTCTCCAACGCAACACGGCACACATGGTTGCGGCTGCGTTCGTGCATTTCTAGTTAAGTCGAGTGCCATATTTTTTCTTTTTTAAGGTACTGTTAAATAAACAGAAGCATTAACTTCGGTGTTTACGCTGGTTTCTAATAAGCCTGGTCTAATAACTGTAAGGTCTACTACTTGGCCGCTGGTCACTGCCACGGTGCCGGATATGGTCGCGGTCGTACCTTCGCCCCAAGGGCTAATATCATTACCATTAAATCCTGACCCGTAGTCATGATTCGCCCAGTTAAAAGAGTAATGAAAAGTTCCTGCCGCCGACGCCGTAAAAATCCACGTTAAAGCGGAAGTTCCACTTAAAAGCGAGTCATTGTTGCTGCTTATTACTTTCGGGCTAGCCTCAGTTCCTGTCCCTGAGTTAGTGGCAGTAGTCCATCCCGAGTCTTGCGCATAGATCGATGCTGAAACTGTAGGCGTAGGCGTCGGGGTTGGCGTCGGTGTTGGTGTAGGTGTTGGTGTAGGCGTTGGTGTAGGCGTTGGTGTAGGTGTAGGCGTTGGGGTAGGGGTCGGTGTGCTCCCGCATACGGTGCAGATATCTGAGAACGGATACCATCCACGGGCACCGCTGGAATTAGTTCCGTAGAACATATTTGCACCCGGTGAAGATACATCCCCGACAAGGTTTAAGGTCACGCCTGCTGAGAGTGATGCTCCTCCAGCGACTGAATACCGAGTCGTAATGGAATAATTACCAGTCTGCTGCCCCACGATGACTGCTGTACCAGAGTCCGGGCATATGGTCGCATAGGTGACACTTAGTTCGCCGTCGGTGCAGTCGATCGACTGAATCACATCAAAGCACTCTCCGCTTCCTCCGCTTCCTCCGCTGCCTCCGCCTCCTGATGCTGACGTAGATGAACTCGAAACGCTCACCAAGAAAACAGGATCTCCTTCTGAGGTGTACCCACTAAAAAACCCGACGTAATAATTATTTACTTTCAGAGCTTGACCATTCACCTCTTTAACCTTCACTTCGTTTTGCACCACAAGCACGCCATCCGCTGCGTGATAGTCAAGTCGTATACCCAGCGATAAAGGCGAGGCGACCGCAGTCACCTTCACGACGCTCATCGTCGCTCCTCCGAGCATGGGCCCAATCCGAGTCGGTGCTGTCGTGTCACCCTCGACCGCTTTCACGACGCGAGCGATCCGCTTTGCGCTATCTTCTGAAAATCCATAGGCGCTCATTAGAGAATCTTTCTATAGATCGGTGTTAAGTAAGTGTAAGGGATATCATCGTAAATTCTAAAACGTAAAAAGCCGCCATTCTCTTCGTCTGGCTTGACATCGGGATCGAGAGGGATGCCCGTGTCGCCCTGAATGATAACTCCATTTGGGAGCACGTTGCCTGCGATGTCTCTGGCTGTAACTAGTTCCGTTCCGTTCCACTCCCGATAAGAATGATTGAGCACGACCGCATCCCAGTTGTCTTTGTCGAGCAGATATTCAAGAGTGATGCGCCAGTATTTGTATCCGTTCTCGTAAACTCGTTTTGCCGTGACTTTGTCCAGGAGCATCGAGCGGGGAGGAAACCCAGAAAATGAATTTGTGTTCACGCACTTGACTCGATCCATCCAGTCGAGTGCGATGAAAGTGGCGCTGTTGAATTCCAGTTTCATACACAAGAGCGGTCGATGAGTCATCACCGGAGGGTCGAATCGTTCGTTATTTCCATTCACCATCGGTTTTGTTGGCGTGCTGTAATCGGTGTCTAAAACATATTCTTTATCGCTTGTGCTGAAGTCGACGTCTGTCGGCCGAGTGAGCGGATTTATATTCTCTTCGCTCGCCTTCTCTTCCGGTGATGCGCCCTTATTCTGATTTGCGACTTCCGGGGTCTGCGGTGCGCTCGGGGTCGAACTTGGTGCGACGGTGTCAATGTTCGATGAATAAGAGCAGGTGATTTTCCAGAAGTGCGGGTCGTCCATCTGAGACGCTGTACGACCTATGCACCATGCTCGCTCAAAATTCGGATGCTGAGAGAATAAGGCAGGCAGATTAGTTCCGAAGAGATCAGGAACGTCGTCGGCGAGATTATCGGTCTGCACGATAAAAGATCGAACCAGTGAGACCTGGAGCTTTGAGTCATCGCTTCCGGTGCGACCTTCAAAAGTTTCGTACGTGTTTATGACTGACATGAGCGCTCCTTAATTTATGTTAGCGACGATCATATTCGCCTGATTCATGGTCGCTGCTGCGATCTGCTGCTGAAGAGCGGTCTGGGCCTGCTGCTGAGCAAAAGCCTGCTGCTGTATTCGCAGAAGCTTTTCCGCTGCGGTCTCGCCCTTTCCTGCGTTCTGAATTTTAAGCGCCTGCGAGAATGCTGCTGCGCTGCCCTGCATGAGAGCTCCCGGATTTTTAAGTGCTTCCACCGCTCCGACGCTGCGCTCGAGTTCGTCGGCGAGCTTCGCTGCACCCACTGCGAAAAGATCCGGCCTATCTTGGAGCGTGTTTTTTAGTTCTTCGAGTTTCCTTTGATATGCCTCGAGAGGGCTTTCTTCTTTTGAAAGATCTCTGATCCATGCAGGCATATTATCGCCACCCTTAAAAGCGTTAAATCCCGAGATCTCAGGAGGGTTTAAAGAGTCAAACTGAGTCTGAATCGCTGCGATTGAGTTTGAATATTCTTCATTGGTGATCGTGCCTGCGCTGAGCTGCGAGTCGAGAGCTTCAAAAGCTCCAGTTCTGAGCTTTTCCATCGCTGTCTCGAACTGCTCTGTCGATATCGCTCCGAGCGCCATCTGTCGCTGGAACATAGAAATTGCGCTGGCAGTTCCTCCGGATAGCTGATTAAGAAACGCGGTGTGTCCGATCGTTCCGTTCTCTAATCCTATTTCCAGATTATCGAACATATTGATCATGGAATTTGAAATCTGTGAAAGTGCCGTCGCGGTATTAAACTCGCCAGCTCCGACCGCTTTAAATGCGTCGTTAAATTTCTTGACGAATTGCCCGACGAGATTTCCAGCGGCGTCAGATCCGGTGTTTCCGATAGCATCATTAATTGCTTTAAATGCGCCCTGCATTTTATCTTTGATCATCTCTGGATCGATCTGCGCTCCACCTCCAGAGACTTTGCTAGCAGCATAAAGGCCACCCGTTACACCACCGATGATCGCACCCGGAAGAGCTCCCACCCCTGTAGATACACCGCCAGCGAGAGCTCCTGTTCCTGCTCCTCCTAGAACACCAGCGACGATCGCTCCAAATCTTTCGAGGCCTCCGACTGTTTTTATAATATTATTTAATATGTCGACTGCTGCAAACATCACCGATTGCATTGCAGTGATGACGCCATGCGCAAAGCCTAAGACTACAGCTCTAATATTATCGATGTTACTTGTCGCTACGTCTGCGCCTCCCATCGTCGTGAAGAAATTAACCAGCCCTTCAAAAGCTTGAAACAGAACGTCTCGAACTACAGAAAAAACCATACCGATATTCTTAATCGCTGGAATAAGTGAATCGAAGTTCATTCGGATATTTTGAATAAAACCGATGATTCCATTCGAGAAACCTTTGAGGTCGAGAGCATCGACGATCACGCCACCGAACTCGGTAAAGAAACCTTCGATCTCTCCTGCGAGTCGTGCGTAAATTCCTTTGAGAGTTCCGGCCATTGCTTCCGACTGCTTAATCACATCGGCATTATTACTCATCCCTGAGATCGCATTAAGCGCGTCGGCTGTTCCGACCTTTCCTTCAGCGAGCATCTGCATCGCTTCATTAGCACTGATTGCTCGACCTTGAACCATCGAAAGACGCTGCGCCAGAGCGTCGTAAACAGGCAGCCCCATCGCTGCAAGAGCCTCGAAGTCTCCCTTCGACGCTTCGCCAGTCTTCACCATGTTTTGAGCCACTTCGCCGAGCTTTCCAAATACATCAGATGCTCCAGATCCTGCGACGAGCGAGATGCGACCAAAGCTCTCGATCATCCGAGCTGCGTCTTCGCCTGAGACTCCGAGACCGAGAAATCCTGTCGCAAGTTTTCCCACGACCTCTTGAGCAATTCGTCCTTGGTTAGCGATGCCGTTCATGACGCCGCCGAGTCGGTCTGCGCTGGCATCTCCTGCAAGGCCTTTAATCCTCGTGAGAATCTCTTCGGTGTTTGCGAATGCGTCGACCGCTCGATCATAAATTTTGTAGACGCCGTAGGATGCGAGAGCTCCTCCGATGAGCGTCACTGGATTCATGATGAGATTAGTTACACTTGAGAAGATAGAGCTCGCTGCGCTCTTGATTTTATTTTCGACGTGATTCAGAAATGATGCGAGCTTCGACTTCGCTTGAGATTCTTTAGCTGCAATGCCTCCACCCGCTTGAGCCTGCCCGCCCTGGGTAAGTAGCTTTAAAGCCTGCTCCCCTGAAACTGCACCCGATGCGATCCGCTTCATGACATCTGCGGTGCTGACTGCTTTACCCTCGACCTTTGAGAGCTCTTTTGCGAGAGCATCGAAAGCTTTCACGCCCATGCTTTCAAGAGCCTGAATATCTTTCAAAAGAACCTTGTCGCTGTCGCCAATCTTTCCGAGGATTCCTGCAAAAGCTTTCGAAGCTTCACCCGCATTTTTTGCGAACTTACCGATTCCCTTTCCGAACTTGTCGAGCGTGCTGGTGATCGTGTCCGCATCGAGGCCGAGCCTCTTTAAACTCACTGCGAATTTTAAAGCGTCGTCAGCTCCGAGCTTCGAGGTCTTTCCGAATTTATGAAGAGCGTCGCCCATGATGCCAGCGACGTCATCATCGAAGTGCTTTGAGGCCTCCGATGTGATCGCCTCGAGGCCGCTCATGTCTTCTTTTACTTTGTCGAGATTAGCGATGAAATCGGTGATCGACAGGCCCATCGAGACGTTTAAAGATCCGATAGTTTTTGCCATCGCCGACTCCTATTTCTTGGTTCCCATTGCGGTCGCCCATGCTTTCAATGCTGCGAAGCTTTCGACTTTTTTATTCTCGCCATACCAGTCTGGGAGAAAGTCTTTCACCTCAAGGGCTTTAGTCTCTGATCCTCTCCAGACGTTTGCAGTCGTCGAGCAGATCTGAGCGGCATGAATGTCGCCTCGATCTCCGTCGAGAGGTTCAATCGTCGAAAAGGCCTGCCACTCGGTAAGCTCCTGAGAATCCATCTCGTCGAGAATTTCTCGAACTGTTTTTTTTAAATGCCCTGCGAGCCTGAATAAGAACCGACGCCCAGGGCGATCTATTAGTTTTTTCTGGCGTCTTCGACAGCTCCAGCGGTCATGCCGTTATGACGAGCGCAGGCGTCGAAAAGAGTCCCCACCAGAGGCGCAGGCATCTCTCCAACCGCGTCGACGTCGGCATCGGAAAAAAGACGCTTTCCGGTTTCATCGGCGATCGATCGCACGACGAGCTTCGCTCTGATGTTCGTCAGGTTTCCCGACTTTGCTCCGGAACTGATTTCGCTTTCTAGCTGATCACGCTCGCGGGAGCTGATCACTCGAAGAAAGACTTTGCCACCGAGCTCGGGGATCTCGATCTCCCCGAGCTTGTATGCGCTTCCTGCGCCCAGTAATTTTGCCTTATCTAAAATGTGAAACTCCTTAATCAAAAGAATAACTGATTTTCCCTACGGGCTTTACGCCCACAGTTGCTTTCACGGTGTTATCGCCAGTGGCGATTCCATCGACCTGAAACTTCGTAATGATGCCGTCGAAGCTTACTGAAGAGCTGTCTGCAAGAGTTATCGTGCAGGCTTTCGGTGCACCGTAATCTTCAATAAAAGCGCTGATAGTTCCTAGAGCCGTGTTGCCGACTCCGACGATTGCAGTCGCTGACATTTCACCACCATCGATAAGGCCTCCTGCATATTCCTTAGTTTTATCGGGGCTGAGCAGATTCGTAATATCTACTGTGCCACGAGTTGAACTCGGAGGAGTGATGTCGGTGACACCCGTTAGCGTTGCGCCTCCGATGGTGATCGCTGTTCCTTGCGTGATTACTGCTGCCATAATTATGACTCCCTATAGATGATGGAAAAATCCAAACTCGAATGATAAAACACGGAATCTGATCCCTCTATATATTCGGGTTGATCCTGTTCATCATCCACACTCACACCTAGAACCGTCACACCGGATGACGTTCCGCGAAATCCGTCCATCACGACTCTCATCCGTGATAGAACCGTTTCGACTTCGGACTGTGACGAGGCGATCACATCACATTGAATGCGAACCTCGGGCACTTTTGCGCTGCCAGTGTCAAGCGTCGCTGCTCGCACTGTGCTGATTCTGTGATAAACGATGTAAGGCATCACTGGCTTTTGCGGAGCTCGACCAGGATAAATGCGAGTTCCCACAAGACCAAACATCGTAGCGTCGTCAATTAGTCGGGCTCGAAGGGCTTTACTAGCACTCATGATGCGCCCTCATCGATCGTGTCTTTTAATACCTTCGCTATCACATCGAGTGCCTTAGTTTTGTTTCCATCCCATGCTCTTCGCAGAAATGGGAAAGGAGGTGAGCCGGGGTGCATCGATCCCTGCGCTTTTCTCGACACGTTTTTTCTTTTGAGCAATACTTCGCTGGTGACGTCGTTCTTTCCGATTGGGTGAGGCGCTGTTCCGTACTCCACAAAATGCGAATATTTTGTCGGTATTCTTTCGACGCCTCCGATTTTCTGCCCTGCTCTTCGAGTCGCTCCTATCACTGAAAATGCGAACTGATTTCCCTTTCTCAGTACCACCTTTTCTTTCGAGGCGAGCGAATCATAAAGAATCGAGTATTTTCTTTTAACGATGGTTTTAGCGTCGTTAATCACCAGAGACCCTGCGTCTCGAAGAGCTTTTTTGAGGCCTGCTCTTTTGACTTTACTGTCAATGTGTTCCATGACTGTGAGCAGTCCTTTAAGTGCTGACGCATCGATTCTGATTTCTGCGCGTGGCATTAAGCACTCCTTTCGACTGCATCAATCTCAAGCTCCCATGAGCCCTCGTCGATGTTTCGAATGCTTACGATTTCGAGAATGCGGTTTCCCATTGAGATGCGATCTCCATGAAGAACACCACCTTTAAAACGCATTCGAACTCGGTGCGAGATCGAAGCCTGTCGTGCCATCCCCTGCTCTTGCTCTCTGCCTGAGAGCGGTCGAACACTCGCCCAGGTCGTGTGATAGGTTGACCAGCTCCGAGTCACCTGTCCGTAATCGTCGACAGTCGTGCTGTCGTCACGCTGAAGGTTTATTCTCTGGGTGAGTTCGCCAGCTTTGAGCATCAGTTCACGATCCCTCGAGAGAACATTTTGACGATGTTGTCTACAGCGTACGGGGTCTCATACCCTTGCACTTCGGATGTCGTTTCTCGCTGGTTATACCAGTGCGCCACTAGCATTTTTAAAGCCTGTTTCAAAATTGCTGGCACTTCGTTTGCATTGCCACATCCTGCGACATAAGTCACCACGATGGAGTTATAGTCGTCGAGGTAATCGGGCCATGATTCGTCATATGCGGGCATTACGCGACCGGGGTTCGAGGTCGTGTCCACTTGGTAGAGTTCGTTGTCCCAAGTTTGAAGCTCGCCATCGAGGTCATAATACTGGATTGATGTCACCGACTGAACTGGGCCTTCGAGATAAAGAATGCCGCTGTCAGGAAAATCGTCGATCGAAAGCGCAAGGGTCTGCGTCACCATTTTGTGACTCGCCATCTGCTCGATCTGCATTCTGGCAGCAGTGATCAGTCCTTCGATGAGTGTGTCATCATCCGTTCCGTCGACGCGAGAATGTAGCTTCATTTCGGCGAGGGTGATCGGTTCGGTCGCTGGTGGCGTGACGACTGTGAGCATTAGCGTTTCTCTTTTTGTTTTTTCGAGGTTGCCTTCTCAGCTTTGTTTTCTCGGGTTTCCGAGACCGGAGGAGCGGGCGCTTCAACAGCGCTCGCCCACCCGAGTCGGATACAGCTTGCCGCTTCATCGAGCGGGAGGTCGTACACTAGATTCGCATCATATGCGTACGACAGACCCGCTACAGAAGTGTGAAATTTAATTTTCATTAGCTTGCTGCGAGTACCAAGTGCTTAATCGGATCAGTGCCAGCGTCGAGGATTCTTCCGTCGTGACGGGAGAAACCAACGAAACCGACCTGATGATAATCAGCGTATCTTTCTTCAAGACGCAGGAGAGTGAAATCCTGAACATCTCGAATAATATACTTGCTGAAATCGCCGAAGAAGACTGCCTTCGCTCCTGCTGCGATCGTTGCGCAATCTTGATTAATCACGATTGGCGAACCGAGCAGAGTACCAGGAGAAGCGGCGGTGATATCAGGTTGGAAGATCGGACGGTTTTGTCCGTCGAGCAGTTTCCTGATCGCTTTGAACGTCGAGTCGTGCATCATGAATCGAGCATTAGCACGATATGCAGGATCGACGCTGTGCTGCAATTCGACGAGCTCACCATAGGTGATCGCAGTCGCAGAGGCAGCAGTCACGCCAGCACCAGAAGCAGTAATCCCCTGGGGCTTTGAGGAGTTATCTCCTGTGGTTGCGTGAGTATTAAAAATTCTGGCGATCCTCTCCCCAAGGGCGCCACCGATGAAGGACTCAAGATCGATCGCTGAATCCTGCAAAAGCTCAGCGGAAACTCGGATGAGTTTCGAAGAGTATTTGTAAGCTTTCAGAGTGATCTGACCAAAGGTAATGTCCTGTTCAGCGACCTGAGAATTTTCTGAGAGAATTGCGCCCACGTTGGAGTGATCGCTTACGGTCGGAATCGGAAGGTCGTTACCTTCAGCGGTTCTTAACACGGTCGCCACTTCGCGCATACCACCAAAAGCTAGAAGAGAAGCTTCGAGCTGGTTAATGAAACCTTGTGGCACAGTGTAACCACCAGCAGAACCGGAGGTCGACTGAGCGCGGGCTTCAGCTTGATTCTTCGGAGCTTTTGCGTTCAGCTTAAAGCTCAACCTGTTGTTGCCGAGTTCGAGACCAGATCTCTGAGCTGCGACACGTTGAGCGTCAGATGCGCCGTTCACGCTGTGAAATCCGAGCCATCCTCGAAGGGCCAGTGCTCGGTCTGCGGTCGCTTGACGATCGCCAAAATCGCGCACAAACGCAGGAGCCTCGATCGGGCTTGAGCGTCTCGCTGCGGGCTTCTTGCTCTGAGCCTCCAAAGCGGAAAGCTTTTCGCTGCGTGCTGTGCCTGCGTCTGTTGAATTCGCCTGCACTGCGTTGGGATCAACAGGAACCATCATCGACTCAAGGTCTGCGATTCTCATTTCGTGATCGTCGACTTCAGCGACGAGAGCATCAAAAGCGGTTTGCTCTTCGGGAGTGAGTTGACGTTTTTCAGCTTCGCCTTTTGCGTGAATCGCTCGGGCTTCAGAAAGTTTTGCGGTGCGTTCTGCACGCAACTTCTCAATTTCGTTCATGGATAATTTCCTAATATTTGCGGTATTAGGGCAGTGCATCAGTCTCGGTGAGAGACATAAAAAAACGCACAGGCCCCTGATTCGGGATCTGTGCGTAAAGACTGCACTGATTTCGATAATCGATTAAACCACGGATCTGCGATCCGTCAACAATCGTGCCAAAAAAAAAGGCCCGCCGGTTAAGGCGAGCCTAGGGAGTTAAACTTTGCGGGGTCGTCCGGGTGGACGGCGCTCCAAGGTCGGGAGGTCTGCTGGATCGATCAGGTAGTCACGCCCGATGCGCTGGGCCCGGAGCTTCCCCGAGGTGATCAACGCCTGCACCCGCCTCGGAGTGACCCCGAGGAAGGCAGCGGCTTTGGATACTGGAATAAGGTTAGTCAACTTTCACATCCTGCATCAGTCTGCGCTCTAGGTCTTTGAGGGTGTGATCGTCACCGCTCGGGGTCATGGCAATTGAAATGTCTTCATAGCAATAGGCCGACCCGTGATCACTGACGCGGACCTTGAGAGTCTCGCATTCGCACTCACGATCAACGACCCCGAGGCAGGACGAGCACTCACGATGCAACTCAATGTACCGACTGCCAGTCTCTGCTGTGTTCCAGTCGCCTGTTTCCCACCCACTAGTCGAGGCCAACTCCTCGACTCTGGAGCAAGTCGCATCAATCCAAATGTGCTTTTTTCTAGAGGCCTCGCACGCCTCGCAACAGATGTCAGTTGGTTCTCCAGCCTTCCAGCTCTCAACAAGGTCCGAATCTAGTTCTTTGTCGCAAACAGCGCAGCAGCATGGGCGATGACACTGCTCGCAATGGTCACCACAAAGAGGGTGCGCGGGCGACTTTTCGCAGCAGGTGCAATTGCTCATCTCTATCTCCTTTTTTAGCCCCATGCTCCCGATCACTCGTCGGTTGCCATGTGGTAAGTATATAGTATTGTTCGCTGTGGCGAACTATTTATTGTAGATAATTAGGAAGTATTTTTAAAATAGTTTGAAACCGCTAGATTTAAGGGCTTTGGTAGGGTGGAGGATTTCCCCCACCCCTAGAGATGTCAGCAAAACAGGTGCGTTTTTCTTACCGATCGCCCCGGAGGCGAAGCTCCCGCAGGCGTTGCGCTGATCGGATGGCGTCCTGGGTGTAGATCGAGAGCGAGCGAACTGCCACGCTGGTGTCCGGGTAGGCGGGATAAGTCACCACCGAGACATCATGGAGCTCGACCGCGAGGAGGCTTCGCACCCGTTTACCGTCCACCAGATCCCAAGCATCCTCGGAAGTCGTGAAGGCAAAGCTCATCTGGCTCACATCACCTCTCGCCATGACTGCCATCAAATCGGCAGCATACTGGGTGTCAGGCGGGTCGATAGTAACCTTGAGCCCGGTGGCATCGCTCTCAAGTCTCAGGGTGCCCGAGACGGTGCGCCCGAGGATGAGGCTCGGGTTGTGATCGATCAAGGCCCGCACATCGGGGTTGCTGTCAAGGGAGCGGGTGAATGCACCCGGCCTCACGAACTCCCGAAAGCCCCCGAGGTCTTCTGAGCTAAGATCATATTTGGCAGCGTACCCGATAATCTTTTGCGCTGCGACATCGACTCTGAGCTCGGTTGAGAACCTTCGTTCTACGGTATTAGTTTTCATCTTTGACCCCTTTCATGGTGTTGATCTTTTCGGAAACTGCTTCAGCAAGTTTCGCTGCGGTCACTGATCCTGAAAAATCCAGCCAGACAGATCTGAACTGATCGAGATGACGCTGGACGTGCTTCTCGATATCGGCCTCGAGCCCGAACGCCTCAAGAACTGGAAAGTAAGCAGACACGACTCGACTTCGATGCTCACCGACGAAATGATCGATCTTTGCAAGAAATTCTCCCGGCTTATTAGCGAAGCGTTTTACTGCGTTGCACTCAATGCTCTGAAGCCTTTCGCCTGCATCGTCGAGGAGACGCAGAAGAATCGACTCATCAGATCGGGTCGGGGTGGTCGGAACTGGTTCGGGTGCTGGCGCTGCCACCAGACTTGGGCCAGTCGCAGGAGCTGCGGTCGGAGCTGTGCCAAGCGCCTGCATATTTAAGGGTTGCATATAGACATCGCCCTCGGGCCCGACGCCGTTCATGTTTTCTTTCTCTCTGATTTCGTTCACGCTGAGCCAGCCCCAGTTCCGAGCGACTGAGTAAGCTTGATATCTCGAGGCGATGTCGCCTCGGAGAACTCCTTCGACATTATGTTCGCAGAAATAGTTTCCTCGATCTTTCGGTCGGATGATTTTTCGATTTAATGACTGCTCCCATCTGACGAGCCACGGGCGAAGCGTGTCCGTGAGAAATTCGATGTTCATCATCTCGAGCGAGTTGTAGGAAGGTTTATTAAGATCGCGCAGTTTATGCGGTGGGATGTTAAACCAGCGAGCGACTTCGACCACTTGGAATTCTCGCGACTGCAAAAACTGTGAATCGTCGGGAGGAACTCCGATGCTTTCCCATTTCAGGCCAGCTTCGAGCAGAGCGACTCGATGAGAGTTCGCCCCTCCTGCGTGCAGCTCCTCGAATGACCTTCGCAAGTTCTGTCGAGCCTCTGGGGAAAGCTGTCCGGGAAATGTCAGGACACCACCAGGGCGAGCGCCTCTCCCGAAATAACCTGCACCGAACTGCTCGATTGCGAGTGAAAGCCCGAGCGACTGCCGAGCCATTGAAATCGGGCTCATGCCTGAGATGCCATCGAATGAAAGCCCGCTGATGTGAAGCATATTCGCTGCGGTGATGAATGACTTCCCTCGATTCAGATCGTAGTAAAGTTCGCCCGAATCAGTACGCTTTGCGGTAACGATCGAGGGGTCGATCGGCCAAAGCTCGACGCAGTTCCCCTCGAGGTCTCGCACGATCTCGGTGTAAGAATTTCCCCAGAGCAGGAGATGCGCCATTGAGCATTCGCGCCACTGGAGCGAACTCATCTCAGGATTTGGTGAGTCGTGGAGGATGCTGTAAAGAGGATGCGCCGACGCTTTGCTTTTGCCTCCTCCCGGTTGTCGCTCGTAAAGGTTCAGCGGTAGACTCGAGACCGCTTCCGAGATACATCGGACAGCCTGATAAACTGCACTATAGGTGAGCGCAGTCTCAGGAGTAATGCTGACGCCTGAGTCTGTTGACGCGCCACCGAAAAGCTCGTTTAATCGTGGATCTCGAAGGTTACCACCACTAAGGGAAAGTGCTCGAGTGAAGAAGTTTTTTATTGCGTTAATCATAATAGTGTTATCCCCTGGGTGTCGTAAATGTTAGTGGCACTCAGACTGCTTACCTGCGCTCGGCCGAGCGCCATAATTGTGGCTACAATTCCGTCTATCTTTTCGACTGCTCGACCCTTGTGCATTTTTATATTTCCTGCATTATCTCTCTCGACCTGCACGTTTGAAAACATCCACCGGAGAACTGGGTTTCCGTCGTGCGCGATTTTCTCGCTGAGCACTAGCACCTCGAGCTCTTTACTCGGTGCGGTCATTGCTGCGAAGCCTTGACCAAAACCGACGAGCCAGTCGGGCCTGCCGTTATTCTTTCCGAGCGTTTCCAAATCTTTTGAGATCTGGTTGATGTTCCACCTGTCGACTGCGATTTCTTGAATGTTGTACTTTTGCGCCATCGATTCGATAACCGCTGTCACTGCTCTATAATCGAGTGATCTTCCCGGAGTCGTTATGATGAGCCCTTGGCGTTCCCAGTCGTCGAGCCTGTGTTTATTATTTCTCTCCCTCTCTCTCGCTGCGTCTGCTGGTGCAAAGAAAGTCGGTAAGATCCAGTAGGGTTCGTTAGGTTCGATAGGCGGGAATAGAAGCACGAATGCTGTTAGGTCGAGGGTCGATGAAAGATCAAGGCCTCCGAACGCCATCCTCCCGGAAAGATCAGGGAAATCGCGGGAGCAGGCATCCCACCTTTCGAGCGAGATCCATCTCGTCTCCTGCGATGTCCACTGGTTCAAGTGCAGACGCCTGAAAGCATTCTCCCTCGATGGGTTTGCTGATGCCTCGGCGACTGCTTTTTCGAAGTAGTCTTTTTTAACTGTCACGCCATAATTCGGGTTCGCTTCTTTCCATGTTGACTCGGCTTTCCAGTCTCCTGTTGAGGTATAAATCCGAGAATAGAAAGTCGGGTCATGTATCAGCTTATCGTTAACACCTTCAGCATATTGGCGCAGCTCCCAGCAGAGACTCTGACGATCATGCCCTGCGGTCGTGAGTGCGAGCGTCATCGGTTGCCTTCTCGCTCCGGTGCTGGTGGTCAAGACATCCCAGAGCTCTCGATTCGGCTGAGCGTGAACCTCGTCGAAGATGACCCCATGAGCATTCAGCCCGTGTTTCGTAAATGCGTCCGAGGAAAGCGATCTGTAAAAAGAGTTCGAGTTTTTATGCTCGATAGTTTTGTTTCTGTAGATGCGAAGCTGCGATCCGAGACTCGCGTTCTCTTCGATCATCTGACACGCCTGGTCAAATACGATCGAGGCTTGATCTTTGTCGCTTGCTGCCGAGTAGATCTCAGCACCTTCTTCACGATCGAGGCAAAGAAGGAAAAGAGCGATGCCTGCTGCGAGTGTCGACTTCCCATTCTTCCGAGGAACTTCGAGGTAAGCGGTGCGGTACTGCCTGAGATTATCTTTTCTCACTGTTCCGAATAACTCATTTAAGAACTGTCGCTGCCATTCAGCCAGGACGAACTCCGAGCCCGACCACTCGCCTTTTGTGTGACGTAAGTGCTCCCCGAAAAATCGCACGATGCGATGATCCTTTGCGACAGGTTTCTTTTTTCGTGGTTGCTTCACGGTCACTCGATCGCCCTCATGATATCGATGACGCCATCCTTCCCGCTGTTCGCAGACTGGAGACTCGGTCTCGATGCAGGTGTCAAACCGAACTGGGCCTCGAGGCGCAGGAGCTGCTCGTGCATTTTGCATGAGATCATGTATGCGGGCGTCTCTTTATATCCCTTCGGCTTCTCATCCTCTCCCATAATCTCGATATGTGTCGGAGCTCCTCCAGCGAGAGCGGTCTCTGCGTCGATCCATCTGACCAGGCAAACCGCATATCGAGAAAGTGCTGAACCATCGACCTCGGTAAGAACCCCGACTCGAAACAATGCCTCGCTCATCTGGTCAAAAATATTTTTCTCACGCTCTCCGAGAAACTCCGGTGAGTCAAGCTGCGTCACGTTCGGTTGCGGTTCTTGCGTGCGCACCTTGGCACGCCATGCGCCTCGCATTTTTAAAATCGCTGTCGGTGTTTTTTTCGGGCCTCGAGCCATCTTCTCTCCTAAAACATCAAAAAAGTGCTGAAAATCGGTGAAAATCTGTAAACGCA